GCATGGTTAACGAGGCCAAAACCAAGTTGACTTACCGCAAGACCCCGTGACATAGACACGGCCCATAAGACCAAGGCGGGATGCGGTTTGTTCGGCAACAGTTACGCCATGCTCAAAGTTCATGCAAGTCAAAACAAGAGGCTGGCGGTTAAAGGTGGAGCATTCAATGCTTACTGAATAGGACAATGTTTTCATACTGTTTGGTTTAGTAGGTCAAAGATATAAACACTCTACCCACATTCAGCCAACACCCGCTTGAAATCTTCCACGCTTCGAATTACCTCGTACCTGTACCCAGCCTCCTGAACCACCCCCTGCCACCACTTTTGGGATAGGGACTGCTTGCCCTTGGGTGTTTTAAATTCCAAGAACACCGCACCCTTGGGGGATAGGTAGGTCATGTCAGCAACCCCAGCGGTCAGCCCGATGCCTTTGAGAAAGAACCCGTTGGAACGGGAGCGGGGGTTGTTCAAGTTGAGGAATAGTAGCCCCTGCTCGTTGGGTCGCATTAAAGCAAACAACTTGACGCAAGCGGCTTGGAGGTTGTATTCGTCCATCATAGGGAATTGGGTGGGTACTCGTTGGCTTTGGTATAGGGAAGGTGGCATTGAATCTCGGCAACTCCAAGCGAGCCGTTGCGGTTCTTTCGGACGATGACCTCCATGAGGTCCGCTGGCTGGTTCCTGTCGTGTTCGTAGGGTCGGTAAACAAAGCCAATTTTGTCAGCATCAAACTCCAACTGCCCCGTTTCCCGAAGGTCGGACATGATGGGACGATGGTCGCTTCGGCCCTCGGTTGCACGGGATAGGGATGACACCACGACCCCGAACACCTTCTGCCGTTTGCAAATTGCTTTGAGGGTCTTGCTGATGTTGGTCATCTGCTCAATTTTTGGCTTGGCCTTGTCAATCTTGGTTGGCTCAACGAGTTGGAGGTAGTCAAGGTAAAATCCGCAAATGCCGTACTTGGTTTTCAGTTTGGCGATTTCGCCTTCAATACGGTCAAGGTTGGCTTGGTGCAGGTCCACGATGTAGAGCGGCTTGGACTTTAGGAGGTCCGCTTTTTGGCCAAGGTCCATAAAATCTTTTGTGCTGATTCGCTCGGTGGGGTTTAAAAAGTGCGCCCCGTCCATGGTGGCAAGGTTAGAAAGCATCCGCTGGGTCAGTTGTTCTGCTGACATTTCAAGCGTGAAGAACACCACGGGAATATCGGCCATGGCTTGATTCATTGCGATTTGCAGGGCCAAGAGGGTCTTGCCCATTGCGGGACGACCGCCAAGGAGGATAAACTCGGTGGGCTTAAACCCCGTCATCATTCGGTCCATCGGGCTAATGTAGGTGGGAAAGATAGAATCCTTGCGCCTGCCTTCACGGACCTCGTTCATGTTCATTAGGTAGGTCTTGGCAAGTTCGTGTGCCGTGGTTTCGGTGGCGTTGGTTTCCACCGCCTGCATGGATTGATAACGGGCGAAGGCTTTGGGGATGTCCCTGTCATGGGCCAACTCGTCCATGATGCGTTGTTCCTCCCGCTGCTTCCACGCTTCGTTAAGGTCGGAGGCGTACACCTTCCAATCGGAGGTCAGCGTGTTGCCGTCAAGGATGTCCACAAATTCAGCGATGACATGGGCCTGCCCGTTGTCAATTAAATGCTTGTGGACGGCCACAAGGTCCACGGGTCGCTCGGCACGGTGGAGGGATTCAATGGCCCGATATACGAGGACATGGTTCCCCGTGAATAGGCGTTCGGGAATTTGCAGAAGGAGGACCGCTCGGTTGGTGAACTGGTCCATGAGGCAGGACAGGAGCCTGCGTTCAGCGGTAAGATGGTAAGGGTTCGTCATCGGATTGGTTTAGTGGGTTGAAGGTAGCGTTCCTTGGGATTACTTGGTCCTCCCATCGGCCTTGGTTTAAGTAGGTGGCCGCATGGGGCACGAACTGGACGGGGGTTTCTGCGTAGAGGCGGGCGATGTTGTTAATGGCTGCCTGCTGGTCTTCGTCCTTCAACTTGGCGAAGGCTTTGGATGCGGACTGCTTGGAGGTCTTGCGGGGGTAGAGTGTCCAAAATTGGTCAAAAAGGACACAAGTATTCTTCTTCTTCTCTTGTATCTCAATCTTATCTTCTCTTATCTCATCTAATCTTATCTTATCTGCTTCGTTTTGCTTAGCACTTGCTACGATTTGCTTAGCACTTGCTACATCTTGCTTGGCTATTCCTTGGGCTTTGTTCTCCCCACCTTTGCGTCCAGCCTCGCTCCTTCGCTGGCTTAGACGGTTAAGGTCGTCCATCTGCAAGTCAAGGAACTCAATGCGGATTTGTTCGCCTTCCTCCTTGATGATTTCGGCTTCCATCAACTGACCAAGCAGGGTCGCCCCGATTTCAAGGCTTGCTTGATGGGCCGTAAAGTGGCCGTGCTTGACCCAGTAGAGTTGACAAATGTGAATGAATGCCCCCTGCAATTCAAAAGATTTGCGGCTGATTCGTCCTGCGAGCCAATCGCTGGGGGAGTGCTTGTACCAACTATTTTCCATGTGGTAGTAAAAAAAACGCCCCGACTGATAGCAGCAGCCAGGGCGAGGGGTTTAACGGGAACCCTTTATCTAAACACTCCTTGGCTGCTATACAAGGAATGCGTCTAATCTTAAATGTAATCTTCGGGCAAAGTTACACTAAAACGGCATATCTCCAGCCTGTGGTTCAAAGGCATTTGCTGGACGGGATTCGTTCATCGGCTCTACTTTGCCGCTCAAAAACTTCTTGCCGCTCTGCCCTTCCTTGACCCATGCGGATAACCGCATCTTGGTCCCGTCGGGGAGAATGATGTCCCCACGGTAGTCGGGGCGTTTTGGGTTGTCGCCCTTGTCGTTAGCGAACAGGGAGAAGGTGTTGGGTTGGGGGGTGTAGTTACTCATGGGTTGGGGTTGGGGTTTAGGTAAAATTGAGAATTTAATTGTTTTGAGGTGGTCAAATGGAACCCACACAAAAAGGTCTTTTTTGTTTGGACGGTTGATTTTTTCGTAAAGATGCTCGTTGGCTTCGTAGTGGTTTACAAGGTCTTGCCTTCTAAAGATAAGAAAGGAATCGGATGTTTCCCAAGCAATGTATTCGGCCTTCCCGTAAAGCCAGCCGTCAAAACCTGCAACTCCTTTAATCTCCAAAAGTATTTGGTCATTGCAAAAGTCATCATTCGCCCGTTTCTTTTTCCTTTGTCCCTTTACATCAAAGGCCCAGTCACCACAAAAACAATCAATATGCTCAACCGTGTTTTGTTTTTGGGTTGATGGCTTGCATGGTATCCCATTCTTTTTCGCAAAAAGGAACATAAACAAATTCTCGGATTCTTTGCCATCCTCAACAGATTTAGGAAAGTCCTTCATCATTGGCTTTGGATTTTGTTAGGTTGAATTGAGTATTTGCAGTTTTCCTCTACGAGCCAATTTGAGGCCCGTAAATCGCTTAGGATTCGATAGGTGGTACGAAGGTTCACCCCAAGCACTTCGGCGAGTTCTGTGGCCCTGTATGGGCGTGAGGCGAGGTATGACACGGCGTAGATGGTGGCCACTCTTCTTTGGATTTCTTTTCCTTTAGGTTTGGGCATGGTTAGGGGTTTATGGTTAGCCAGTAGTAAGACCTGTCGCTTTGCAACCACCCCGTTGCTTTGAGGTGGGTAATGATTCGGTAGGTTTGGCGGAGGGGCAAATCTACGGCCTCGGCCAATCGTTCAACACGCATAGGCTTGTTGAGCAGTAGGTACACGGCCTTGACAGTTGCGTTGCGGTTTCGGCGTTGGGAGCCTCTCTTTTGGATGGGTTGTTCGGGCATGGTTAGGGGATTAGTTGGTACTTGCGTCCGTTGTGTTCAATGATTTCGGGGGTGCGGTTGTCCGTAATCAAGCCATTTCTATTTTCATAGTATATACGATTGCTTTCGGAATCGTATTCAGACTTTTCCCAAAACCCAGAGCAATCCTCTGTGTAGATTAATCTGCATTGAAAATCGTGTTCATACTTTTGCCAAAATCCATTTGAATATTCATGGTAGATTAGGTTGCCATTCTTGCCGTAGATTTCCAAGTCACCATTGGCCTCAAAATCCCACTTCAGCCATTGGCCGAATGTTTGTCCGTCTTTCATCTTAACTGGTTTTAAAAGTAACAGCGATGCTTGGTTTTGTCCCTTTGGCGGGACATACGGGGACCGCTTCGCCCGTGGATTCGTCGTACACCGTTGCCTTGCCAGCGTTGCGAAAGGCCATCTTTAGCAATTCCTCACGAGCTTTCATGGATGCCTG